GGTTTCTCACAGTAAAATCTGGCTCGGGTTTTGGTGGTGCTAAGGATGCAGAAACTTGGGCCATTATGCATCCCGGCCAAGAACTTGCACCTTCTTATTGTGCAATGAATTTCCCTCTCGGTTCGAAGGTAACGTTTAAATATCGAGAGACAACCAATGACGGGCTTCCTAAGGAAGCAAGATACTACCGCAAGGCATAGGAGAATACCATGAAAACTTACGATCAATTGCGACGTTACTCACTTCAGATGGGATTAGAGATCGTACCGCGTCCACAAACGTTCGAATTGGAAAAGACGCAACTATATCCTTCTGGAGTGCTCCAAGAGCTTGCTCACACGATCATGGAGCTTGAGAGCGACAAATGTATCTCAATGAATTATGAAGCATTGACCAATAGTAACATCAGTACACTTCATGGGTATGTTAAGTCACATGGTCATGCACTACACTGTTACCGTAACGGAAACAAACGTGTGTTGTTCTCGGAGATACGAAAATGAGTAAGTACAAGACAGGTGAAATCGTCAAGGTGTACCCGCCGGTGGATGATTGTTTCCTACCGATGATGACGGGTGTTATCAAAGATTACGGTACACATTTGGTGCCGGGAAAACCCAATTACATGGTCCATGACATCAAGCGTCTGGACGATCCAAAGATGTTCACGATCACGGACGAATCTTGTTTGCGACGAGCGTACACCCACATCAGCCCGTCTGCACTGTTCCTGTTCGAGAAGAATCCTCAAGAGATGTACATGAAGTACGTCGCGAGATACCGTGCTCCATCACTGCAACAGACACAACCAATGAGTATTGGGAGTTCGTTCGATGCGTACGTTAAAAGTTTCGTCATCAAGGCTCTCGCCAAAGGCGGTGAAGTTAATCCTCTCTACGAGTTTGAGGCTTTGTTTAATGCCCAAGTTGAAAGTCACAACCGCGATTGGGGTCGGAAAGCGGGTCTATTTGCTTTCGAAGCATACAAGACATCCGGGGCGTTATCCGACATTTTCCTTGAGATTACTCAAGGGGACAAACATCCTCAGTTCGAATTCGAAGTTAAGGGACTAGTTAAGTCCGATGGCTATGAAGTGCCATTGCTCGGTAAGCCTGATCTTTACTTCGTCAACAAGCACGGTGCTCAAATTGTTGGCGATTGGAAAGTGAACGGGTTCTGTGCGAAGACTCCTGTATCCCCTAAGGGTGGGTATACAATGGTCCGAGATGGTTGGGTCGGTAACAATACTAAGAGCCATCGTATCCCGCACAAAGATACACAGGTACAAACGATCAAGGGTATTGAAGTCAATGTCGCCGCAACAATGGAAATGATTAACGCAGAATGGGCGACGCAACTATCTTGTTACGCTTGGCTCATGGGTGCTCCAGTAGGTTCACCGTTCATCGCAGCCCTTGAACAATTGGCCTGTGGCGCGAGTAACAAGATTGATCAGCCAAATATTCGTGTTGCATCCTACCGAAACCTCGTGAGCAACAAGTTTCAGTTCGAAGTCTTCGCTCGCTTCAAGAAGTGTCACCAAGCATTAACGTCAGGACACTTCTTCACAGACGTATCCCGTATGGAATCAGACATGAAATGTCTGGACTTGGAAAAGATGGCTCGCACGTTGCAGCCCACCGGGGATGCTGCTCAAGATTGGCTCAATAACGTGGATCGGGTGCGCTGATGCGAGAAGACTACCGGGAAGCGATTGAGAAGATGTTTCCAAATGGTTTCCTTCTGATCTACCCAATAAATGATCAGAAGTCGGTAAGGATGGCGTACAAATTACCAGATGAACAAACGTTGGCAGGATTGGAAATTTGGCATATAGTAAACGCAATCGAGGAAGCAGCAGAAAAGAAAAAGGAGGAGGACAAGAATGATAAAGGCTGAGATAGTCGCTGACAGTATCAGCGAAGCAGGAGCGCGCATTACAACGTTCTTGCTTGTCTACCCACGGTTCATCCATAGTGAGCTTATGACTCACCGTGCGTTTAGCCGCAATGCCGCCAGCAGTCGCGCCATCCCGTTCAAAAAGATGGTGAAGATGATCCAAGAGAACGTGGCAATGCCTATACATTGGGGCGCGGAACAGAAGGGAATGCAGTCAGGCGGTGAGGTTGAGAACAAACAAGGCGCTATCTTGAAATGGAATCGGGCCTGTAGATTGGCGATCTTATCAGCTAATCAATTAGCCAAACTCAACGTCCACAAGTCCATCTGTAATCGTTTGCTCGAACCATTCGCACACATGACCACGTTGGTCACGGCCACCGAATTGAACAATTTCTTCAACCTTCGGGCACACAAAGATGCAATGCCCGAGTTTCAAGAATTGGCGTACCTGATGTTGGACTTGTACGTTCAGAACGAACCGCGCGTAAGAAAAGGTAAGCAATGGCATCTCCCTTACGCTAATAAGTATTTACCTGAGAATCTGCCTATCGAACTATTGCTCAAGATCAGCACCGCACGTGCGGCACGAACATCTTATCTCACAATGGACGGTGAGATTGCGCACGAGAAGGATTACGAACTCCACGATCGTTTATCCTCATCGGGACATTGGAGTCCGTTCGAACACCCGGCTTTACCTTTGGAAAATCCAAAAGAAATCTGTGGCAATTTCATCGGTTGGATGCCGTATCGCAAACAGTTCCCAAACGAGAACCAGTCCATCTTGAAGTCAATCCCAAGGTGTAAACAGAATGCAGCGAAATAATGAAATATACAAGATCGCGAAGGACCATAAAGATAACTTCTCAAGGGTAATGTCCGTCGAGAAATGGGATAAACGACCTCGAAAACAATGTCACTGTGGGACGGTGATAAGTAAATACAATACACGTAACTGGTGCCGGGCTTGTCAGAGAAAGGGCAAAGATAATGAGCCAAAAGAATGAATGGAATATCCGACCCGGCTTCTACGAACATTGGAAGAGCAAGGATATCTACGAAGTATTGTTCACAACCAAAGATTGCACAAATTGTCCTGACTGCGGCAATAGTGGAGTAAACGTAGTCTATCGTAATGTCAAGACACGTAAGATGTACACGCGGGACGCGGCTGAGTTCATGGAGAAATTGGAGCATATTCCAAGGTTCAAACTTGTGAACGAACTTGATACACCATTGGCTTTGTTTGTCGAGACATTGCGAATGAATCGTATCGAGTATCTGCGAATGTGTATGGAGAATCCATTGTTCGTTCAGAACCGGGCGAATCAACCCTTCAAGTACATGCTTGGCGACAAGATCAGTTTCGCCAGTTGTATCCGACTGGTCAATACCAAAACAGCCAACAACCTACTGACTTGGTTGAATAGTTGGGCACCAGAACCGACAACCAGCTACGAGAAGAAACGTCTGCGAGGCCAAGATGATGTTAATGATAGTGTTGACTCTTCATCTTAACTTCTGTTCTTGTGAACAGAAGCAGGATTGTGTAGATGAAGTGGCAGGTCGTAAACCATTAACAGGGCGAACATTTAATGGAGGGATGGAGCATACAGCGAACTTTCTGGACCTTGTGAAGTTAGTCTTAAACCGTAGGCACAAAGGGAGATAGAACATGCCAGCGAAAAATTTCAACCAGATCGAGAACGAAGACTACCGCATCAACCCAACGCAATTGATTGTTCGGAAAGCGGTGATCCAGAACGGCACGAGCGCCGACGATATCTTCAACCGTCACAATATCGAAGGTACTATTATCGAGACGTTGCCACATGCAATGCACGGTCTTGGCGGTAAGAAGCCGGTCGCTTGTTTCGTCTTCCGTATCGAAGCGGCACAAATGACCACGGATGAAATCGCCAAGAAGGAAGCAGAACTCAAGGCGAAGAAAGTAGCACAGGATAAGGCAGACGCAGAGGCCGTGAAAACGTCCGTAGCGAGTGCACCACCGCCGCCTCCGCACATGCCATCCACTCAGGAACCGAAAGATCCTGATGCGGAAGCGAAGGGCACACCACGCACGCCGGGTACTCTGCCGACCAAGAAGTAAACACGGGGGTGGCCCGTAAGGGCCACCATATTCAATTGGAGATAGTCATGGACATTGGAACAAAAGTCAGCGTTAAGTGGAAAGGTCTTGAGTTTACGGGCACTATCCAAGGTATTGTAATGGGTGCTTTCAGTGTATGTCCCGATGTGATGACACCTGAGATTGAAAAATTACGTACTGTAACATTTGATCCACCCGGTTGTATTGTGTTACATGCCACCTACATCAAGGAAATTACTAATGCTGATAAAGTTGACGAGCCATAATACACAGACACAAGAGGATGGGGATGGTGATTTAACTGTCAGTGTCCGACACATCATTTACTACAAGCGAGGTAAGGATGCGACGGTTGTTTACCTCCAGAGTACACAAGCACCGTTGGTTGTTCGAGAATTTCCCGGCACGATTGACAAGAGGATCAAACAATGCTTAGCCGCGAAGACAAAATGATCGAGTCGATGAGACTGACTCTCATTAAATACGTAGAAGGATACACCGGTCGCGATCTCGCGCAACTTGAACTAAAGAAATTAGCCACATGGAAGAACGAACACAAGGTACGAAAGTTTAAGGCTGCGTTCAAAGGCCGCAGAGAATACGGCAATGCAACGCACCTGTTTGAGGGTCGAGCCTTGACCCTCAAGAGTGTCACCAAAATGTGTCAAGACATGATGGGCAGCAATTACACTTGTTTTGTTGTCAAGGAGATATTATGAGCGTTATCTGCATCGATGGCTCAGGAACATCCAAGGCCGATTACTCTGGCATTGCTGTTGTCACGGAGAAAACGTTTGTTGCGGTACGTCTCAAGAAACAAGGTTGTAATTCGGCTGAGATGGCAGCGTTTAACATGGCTGTTAGAATACATGAGTGCGGTAAACCATTGACCATTATCACGGACAGTAAGCACGTGATCGCACACCATGACACTTGGCATCAGGTCCATTGGTTCAAACGTTGCAGCAGTAGGCAAATGATATTGGCTGATCTTCTGTCCAAGTTCATTTGTCATGCCGGTGGTTTCAAATTGTCCGGCTTTTGGGTGCCGGAAGATATACCTCGCTACGAACAGGCGGTTATCCATTTCAGGAGAAAACTGAATGATCCGGTACGAACTGGAGTATCGCGTACCCAACAAAGGTGATCACTGTTGGGATAAAGAGACCAGACAATTCTACGTTTGCATCAAGCCCAAGGGTGTAGAACCAGTGCTTACCTACGTGGAGTTCGATGGTTGTAGTAAGATGGTGTTTGACATATTCAAATCTTTATTTAAGGGGAAGAAATGAAACGTACATGGACACAAAGAACAAGTGGACCTGCGGAGATTTTCACGACAGAAAATCCCCTCGCAAGAATGGTGATAATCCACGTGACACTGAATCTCGATATCTATTATCACTGGACAATTAGGTACAAGAAGGTGCCGTACGTTTATCTCAAGAGTAGGAGAAAGTTCAAAACGTTCAAACAGGCAGAACGTAGTATGGTTCGGTTCATGAAGAAAGTCAATAATTGGTGTGGCCGATGAATAAACATAAGGTTGAACCGAGATATATTGACTCTTTGTTCAAGCCTTACAATGTAATGGCTGCCCTGTATCTTAAAGAGAAACAGAAGGCTCGGTCGCATCATTGCGTGGAATGCAGTAAGTACGGTGAAGGTGGTTGTGAGCGCTGTGAGCACGATTTCATACAACAACCAGATCAAGGTGAGAAGTGTAGTGTCTGCAACTTAATGTGTTAGGAGCTTGTAATGGGAATCATAAGCAAAGTAATCTTCAAGAAGGACGGTTACCGTTGTGTTATCAATAGTGAACATCCTTGCGCTATTAGTGATGATGTTACAAAAGGCATATTTGGGAGGTCGAGGAAGGTAAGGATGCAGAGGGACGTGTACGTTGGAGTCCTGTGCCACAACATCAGCTTTTGATTGTCGCCGAATTAGCAGCACGACAGATCGTTGAGTTGGAAGAACGTAATCTGAAATTACAGATTGAGTACAATAAGCTATCCAAGGAATGTTGTGAGGTACGGTTGGCCTTGAGAGATAAGGAGATAAGGTAAATGTCCTACTTCGTTTACATTTCACATAGAGATCCTGTTGAAGCAATCCTCGCTGCAAGGCATTTGATGCAGTCAGGATACTTTCCGTTCGTTCCGTCCCTGAATAAACTAGTAGCCGGGAAGACGGACGAACAGTGGCAAAACTACTATAAGAATTGGATGTTCCGTTGCGATTGTGTTCTACTGACGGAAACATTCCGAACGCACGAGAAGCAGTGGGCGATGGAGATTAAGTTGCCTATCTGTAGCAGCGTTGAACAGGTCTTCCAATTGTTGCTCCCGCCCTTCGCGGAGTTGGGACGTAAGTTCGGTGAAGCGTGCGCCCTACATCTTGATAAGAAAGAGGATTGGCGCAAGTACAATAAGGAGGAAGCTCTCAAGCAATTCCACAATTTGTGTGGCCTTGGCGCCAAGCCACTTGAAATTGGCGTTTGTGCTCTTCAAGCGTGGGATAGGGAAACAAATGGTTAAGGAGCCAAGATGGAACAGCAAAAGATAGTAAGACATCAAGCGCCAAGGAATTTCGCCCGTTGTATCGGTAAGTTTGCTGTGCCGATTAGTTGGGTTTTCGTTCGGTCAGAACCAATGACGACGGAGAAATTTGTACTCAACAAAAGATTGTTCAATAACATGATTGTTATCGAAGCGGATTTCAAGCCTTGGAATGATACTGTTGAGTACATAGCCATTGGACCCATGTTCAGTGAATTACCTGAAAGTGAACATTGTGTGCCCGAGTACGTTGTTGTCATCGATAAAGATGGACGTGCAATCTTCGACTATAAAAAGGGGGTAACATGTTCATCCAAGTCGTACCAACCTCAGGAATGACGAAAGATTCATTGGTCAATGTGAATCATGTCCAAAACGTTGATCTGATCTTTCAAGATGGACAGTGGCAAGTAATCATTGATCAGTACAATGTTGCCACTTGCATTGCTGGACCGACCGAAAATGAAGAAGATGCGCGTCGTATCTTCGATCTCGTTAAACAACAGTTACGATCAAGCAATTTGCTAATCGTACACAAGATAGGATAAAATGATTAACCCCGATGAATATCAGAAAGATTGTGTCAAACTTGAGAACAAGGATTTTGAGACAATCAAAGCACGATTGTCCGAGACAGTGATCACGTATCTTTACATCCTGTTGAGGGATCAGGCACGACTATCCCGACAGATCGACGCGGCGAAGAAACATATCTTCTATGGTAAGCCCATGACTGTGGTGGACCCCGAACCGCTTGTGGGTGGTGAAATGTCATCCGGCGTTGAACAAGCGAAGTTCGAGCTTATCAACGATAATGCTGTGCGTAAGTTGCACAGTATCTTGGGTTTGTGTACTGAATCTGGTGAACTGGTCGAGATGCTCAACAAGCACATTTTCAATGGCCAGCAATCTGCGGCCCTTGATTGGACGAAAGAATACGGGGATGTGGCTTGGTATCTGGCACAGGGTTCTGACACGATACCATCACCGCTCAGTGAAATAATGCGAATGAATATCGAGAAACTTCGCAAACGATATCCTGAACGCTTTGAAGAAACATTAGCACAAAAACATGATGGTAAATAAAATGAAACAGGTGATACTAACTGAGGGTGACATTACTGCCGTTGATGATAATCTTTTCGTCTTGATCAACGAACACAATTGGCGAAAGAATGGCAAAGGTTACGCTTATAAGATAAGGGAATACAAAGCACTTTTCTTACACAATTTTGTGTTTGAACTGCTTTGTATACCTGTCCCTGATGGGTTTGAATTAGATCATTGGAATAGGGACAAACTGGATAATCAATTCGCCAATCTCAGGATTGTTACAAATGCGCACAATCAATACAATCGTGGACTAAGAAAAGATAATTCATCTGGGTTTAGAGGAGTTTCTTGGTATGAAACAAAAAGTAAATGGCGGACACAAATTAAACACCGGGGCACAGTTTTACACCTAGGGTACTTTCAATCCTTGGAAGAAGCAATCGAAGCACGGTTGCGCGCTGAAAGTAGATTCGGTATCAAAGTCTACCAAGGAGGCAAAGATGGACACTAAATTGGAACAACGTGTCCATGATCTTGAAGTTGACGTCTTATCGTTAGTAGCACAGGTTCTTGGTGAGAAGGAACCTACATTTGTGTCCAAGGCTGTACTTAAATGGGTTGTGGAGGAATGGTCATGAGACTTGGCAAAATGTTCAAGGGCAAACAGATTTACGATTCAGATTATCCGTTGAAGATACATGTTAGGGCGGGAGATATCGAGACAGCGCGACGTAAAGATCCAGCCGCTTGTGCTCTTGCCCGTTGTGTCATCCGAGATAAGCATGTTATGTCAGCGAGGATTGGTGCTAAGTTTGCACTGATCGAGTATCAGAGTCATTACGAACGTTACAGTGTTGTACCAATTGCCAAGGCTATCAGTGTCTTTGACAAACATGGTGTCTTCATCGCTGGTAAGGACAAGAACAAACGTCGTCGCACGTCGGGCCGTTCCGGTCGTGCTTTGATAAAGCAACGACCTACCCGCAGTATCTATCGCACAGGAGAAATGATGAAATATCTGCTCGGAACTGCGTTATTGTTCATTGGGACAATTCTCCTTCTGGATTGTGTTGCCAATAAACAACGACACTTCAGAGACACAGCGAAGCTCGAAGAAGCAAATGTACTGATGAAGCAGCAACGTGATAACATGATGGCACGTATCCTTGAGGGTAAACAAGCCGAGGATAAGTATCGTAAGTGTATCGAGCTTCAACGTTCTCTCATTGATGATCAAAACGCCAAGCTGTTACGTTACTTAAAGTGTGAACTGGAGGACGGATCGCCGCGCTGAGCTTTGCCAAGAATATCACAATGCGTTGATCGTCGCCCTCAAGCACGTAGCACAACGTTGTGGCTATGCACTCGCCGTGCACGGTAGTCTCAAACGAGATATTGATCTTATCGCCGCACCGTGGCGCGATACTTGTATCTCGGCTGAATCATTAGTACATTATCTTAGCGTGGGCGATTTATCTCACCTATGAGGATGATGGTCCTTACCTAGACATTAGCGTCATGCCGAAGGGAGTGATTGAACATGTTGATGTCCATTAAAGTAACACAAGAGCACATCGATAACGGCGTACAATCCAAGTGCAAGGAATGTCCGATTGCACGCGCCGTACGTCCTTTGATATCCCGTTCATTTATCTGAAGGAGGCAGCGTGAAACTAAACATTAAGGTAACACAAGATCACATTGATAACGGTAGACAATCAATGTGTAACTTCTGTCCTGTCGCTTTAGCCATTGAGGAACGCTTAAAGGATGGTGTTACAGTATCCGTTAATTGCTTGGGTGTTGGCTTCAGTATATGTGGAGCACCACACACGCAGTTTCCATTACCGGATATTGCACGGGAATTCGTTCGTGAATTCGATTGCGCTGGTCGTCATTCTGTAATACCCATCCAGTTTGATTGTGACATCTCTGACGGTTTACTTAAGGAGGAATAATGAATGTCCAACATTGTAGTTGAACCCAAGATCAATCGCGGCTCACCGTCGGTACGTTGCGCCAATGGTGGTTACTCTACCGTTAAACAAGTTGTCGCCTTTGTCAACGCCGGGATGTCCGTCGAGGAGGTAGCCGAGGAATTACTACTCAATAAGTTAGTGGTCATGGAATGTATCGAGTACGTCAAGATGTACCCACAGGTGATGTTATGACCTTGTAGATTAGGGTATGTACCCTAATATGACATGTGTCTTTGAAAATAATGACACGTTTTGACGAACTTGAACCATGTCATTTTGACAACTCGATTATAAGGTGCCTCTCTTGTCTCGTGTTCATGCGCTTAGAGACTGCCCTATTTCAGTCGATTATAATATTGTTATAAGGTATTATAATGGCATTTACGGTGAGGCTCTACGGCGCTTTCGACCTTGTGACGGTCGTATTAAGTAGGGAATAGTTGTTTTCCTTACTCTTTTTAATATAACTTATATACCTATTTCGTTCTATACGAAGGGTACAGGAAAGTAGTAATAGCTAACTAATTTTAGGGTGATGGAGTCGTCAAAAGGATACAAGATTAGTAACATTAGGTATCATTTTAGGGTACACATCCATGAAAAACATTGCTTTGACGTTAAATGAGGCTCTTGATTATACACTAACATTCGTGTGTCCGACGTGTGGATACATGTTGGATATAGTTAAGAATATCAATCAAAAGAAAGTTGTTGATTGTATTGAAGAACATGTAGATAAAATGGACCTACAATGTAAGAATTGTACTGGTGGATCATTGAATTATAGGTTTTGTTCATTAACATCACAATATTTCAAACTATCCATCAATGGGTTATGTTTTCGTGTTATGCAAGATGGACATTATTTGCGCGAAGCGTTCGAGAATCCATGTTCATTGAATATTTGTAGCTGCGGGATTCGTGAAGATCAAAGTTTCATTATATTGGCATATAATCGCCTATATCCATTCGTGTGTGGAACTTGTAGCAAATTCTTTCTACATCACAACATGAATCAACGAAAAGATGTATCTTTTGGCTATATTCGTGGTATTCAAAGTAATATCTTTATTCATGATATGCAGGGTCAACACATCGATTTGACTGTTTTATCTGATATTCGCCTAAAATCACTCAAAATTAACACACAACCATGATTGTGTTCATAGAATATCACAACACATTTATCCTAATGTCCTAATGTCCTAATGTCCTAATGTCCTAATGTCCTAATGTCCTAATGTCCTAATGTCCTAATGTCCTAATGTCCTAATGTCCTAATGTCCTAATGTCCTAATGTCCTAATGTCCTAATGTGGAGAGGCCGTTAGATTCCTATCATTGTCAGTGTATCATGAGGGCAACCCAAAAATATGTGCCCAATCCAAATTATCTTGAAGGTCGTTTTGGCCGAGAAAAAATTTTACGTGCTAGATCTGGGATAGTTTATTTAAGATAAGATTCAACGAAAAACGCCCTAACAGCCTAAGCTGTTAGGGCGTCTAAAACAGGATACTACCTCCAGATACAAAAATAGCCCGGATAGCTAAACTATCCGGGCTGAACTACGTATTCTCCTATTCCTTGATTCCGTGTTTGACCTTGGAAGTCATAGGATGTAATCCCTATAACTCATGGCCCGTAACATTACGGGCAGCGCCTTAACCTCCAGTAGCGTTTTCTGCATTCCCCAATCCGTGATATCGTTGTGGTAACGACTCCACGTATCAAGAACAATGACTTGATTGTCAATGGCAGTGTTGATCGCCTCATTCGCGGTGAAAACACACTCGTTTTCTACATCCATCGAGGATGTTCCCAAGAACACCTCTTTCTTCCGTTGGATGTATTCTGCCAATACTTCAGCGTTTGTCACGACACACCTCCTTTTAAGAGTTAAGAGCCTTAGAACATTGCGCCTTCGAGTGTTTACGTTGGTATTCGTTTATTCCGTTCATATTCCTCTTCAGCTAAGATCACATCCAGAATAATCTCCGGTTCGTGACCGTAACAACATTCCACAGTGCATTCCACAGTGCATTCCACACTGTGATTTTCCTTCAACCAACGATCAAAATTCGTACGACTGAACTTATTCTTAAATTCAAACGTCGCCATTAAGCGTTGAACCTCACCTACTATCATGCTAGTGAGTTTCGCGCCTATGTCCGACATTTTCAAGAGTATGTCATTATTCATCACGCCTCCGATTCTGAGGCGCAATGTTCTAAGGCTCTTGGTTTGATAGGGTCAAGGTTGAAGCACCGTATTCAAGGGTTATTGTTTGAAGACACGAGCGTAATTATCTTTGTATTCCTGTTCATGATCGTCATCCTTGTATGCCGGACGAAGATACATGCTATGTCCATTCATCGAACCCGCCAGTAGAGCACTTTGCCACAATCGAACAGCAACATCCTTGTGGTAAGCAGAACTTGATAGGCGTATGTATTTACCATTCTCTTTTGTAAAAAGAGAATATGTCCGTTTATTCGCCATCTTATCCTCCTATTCCTACGGTGCTTTAATCTTGACCCTATTCAATCGAGAATCCCTAAGTTGTGCCCGTGTTCCGGGCACGACGTATTCACAACTACTTCTTGGCAGACGGAAAAACCGGCTTTCCATCCACGAACAGGCCGGAGGCTACCAGCAGTTCGTTGCATTCCGCCTTGATCGCATCCAGTGCGGCGATATTCGCGGGCGCTGTCTTGCCGTCGGCGAGCGCCTGAAGAACGTACCGAACAAGATAGTTCGGCGCATTCTTGCCTAACGCCGTGACGCCCGTAGCGTTCAGAGGCTTCGTGGGTTGAGGCTTCGCCTGACTCGGATCATCGAAGTACGCCTTAATGTCCGATTCCTTCGTGGGCTTTTCCGCGTCCGTTTCCATCCCTTTGACCAGATCGTTCAATGTCTTGCGGTCAAGCGACGTACCGTATTCCTGCCCCACGTCGATCTCACGGCCATTCTCGGTGCGGAAGCCGGCTTCCGTGATGCGTTTCACGATTCCGAGTTCAGGAAACCGTGCATTCAACAGGAGGATGGGCCATACTTTCTGCGCCCGTCCGACCATGTTGTTATCACCACCGGAAACCAGACGCGTGATGTCGCTGAACGTGGCGAGCCGGTTCGTCGCTTCGAAGAACGCATTCGCGCCTTTGATAATCGACGGCCAGTGATTCGTCACGTCATTGAGCAACGCATCCTTCATGTAGTTTTCGTCCATGCAATCCTTGATCCGTTCCGCCTCTGTCTTGTATTCCATGATGTAACATGGCAGAGTCGCGATCGGTTCGATTCCGATTGCCATTGCATAGGCGATAGCCATATCGAGACAGCCACCGCGCTGGTAAGCGTAGATCGCTTCGTACGTTGGAGCAACGATCTTGCCTTTTGACATCCAGCGCAATTCGAAAGCCTCACGCGTCTGAGCGTCAGATACTTTCGTCACTTTGCCCTTATCTTTGAAGGGTGTTTCCGGGTGAACGCCTTGGAGCGCGTCCCACAATGACGTGAGATACTCCACGGCTTTCGCCTGTCCCTCTTTCGACAAGGCGACGATCTTGATCGGCATTCCCGGATTCCATCCTTCGTTCGCCAGTGTGACCGCGATATTCCGGCGGAAATCCGGTGAGTCGATCTTTGCATCATGTCTGGCGTAGTTATTCCACGGCAACCAGATCACGTTGCTGACCGCTTCGAAAACTAACTTCAGTGCTTTACCCATGTTCGTATTCTCCCTAAGTGTAACCGTGTTTGTTTGCATCAGGATAGTATGTGGCAAAAACCACATTTAAACTATCACGATTGCGAATTGCACACGGACACAACTTAGGGATTCTCGATTCCACAATGTGCGGGCTTTTGACCCGTTGTATCACGGCTAGGGTTTGTATTCGCGATTCCTCAAAAATGAGAGGACGTTTAGAAAATGAAAAACGGCGAAGCCATGCAAAGTAACGACATTCCACAAATAAACCAACAAATTGCATCATTCGTTTCATGGTCCATTGTATTCTCCGATTCTGTGATACAAAGGACCAAAAACCCGCACATTGTGCTCTTCTATTCGATTAAGACAAAATATCGTTTCTTTGTGTCCGCTATCTGGCGCAATTGCGTTACTCAGCGAACTCCGAAACATTCAGACCATAGCTAGTTTTTTTTGTATTTCTAGCTAGTCCGTTTTGTCCTTGTTTGTTTCTTTCATAATACGCAAAGTACAACGTATTTAACATTGTGCATTATTGTAACCATATACACTGTAAGGAATTAAAAGATTTTACGATTTTTAGAACGTCGAAACGTTGCACTATTAGGGTATTGTTAAGTTCACAATGTTCTTCCCTTATATAGCGTCCGATACGTACCATAATACAGTTTAATACAATTTCTTATAACCTACCCTAATTTAGGTTTTAGGGTAAAATGACGCCATAGGGCTAAAACGGTCTAGACCCTACCTGGACTCAGAATTTTAAAAATAACGCAATAGCGTCGTTTTGCACTATGCGCACGCACCCCACCTAAAAGTATCCTAATAGTGCAACGAAAATAAATAAAAAGAAAATTGAAAATAGACGCTAATAAACTTGACGCAATATCGTCTAAATGGTAGGATACTAATGGTATCGGAGAAATGGAAAATGGAAACAACGGTTAAAACGGCGCAAGAAATGGAAGAAATTTTGTGGTTAGAATTGTTTCTAACTGCGCACATTGCAACGGCACAAAACACGGAGGAGATCGTAGCATGAAAATTTTGTCAATTGGTGAAATGAGAATCAACGCAATTAACGCTCGCTATGCGAGTATCGACCGGACGCATAGGTGCGATACGGTCCATATACAGGCCATAGAGGAGCCGAGAGAACTAGCCACACGCTCGCTACGTGATTGTATTGTAGAGTCACGTAACGTGAGAATCGGTATGCGAAGCATGAAACTGAAAAGCACGAAATCTGCCCTAGAAATCATCATGGGAAAACAATCGGCGGCTAGTCTGAAAATGGCAAAATATTTGTTAAAAATCTTAGAAATTGAGGCTAAAATCACTCGCATTGAATCGACGCGAGTAGACCTATCGGCGTTGAGGGGAATCGAGTTTTTGACAGCATGTCGCGCGCATAGAGCACGTATCGGACACGTCAAACGTTTGCGCGAGTCACTCACCGAGGCAATTATTTTACGTGAGGGTTACGGGCTTGACGCGACGCGATTGCAAAATGAATTAACCGAGTATTGTGCTACGCATGGCGTCAAAAATGCAATGGTACGTGTCGGTAAGGGACGGCGCAATAAGGTACAAAATCGTGCAGTAAGGCAGTGGCAAGAGCAAAGAATTAGTCTCTTGTCAATGGCCGAAATTGCGGAATATAAACACGCGCTAGAATTGAAGGGACTAGCCGCTAACATATAAGAACATATAACACGTAGCATAGTTGCCTATGCTACGTTTATTTATACCCTGTTACACCTAGAAATAGGGGTATACCCCGGAGGGTCAAATCCTAGTTCATAGGGGAATTTCTTGAAAGTTGGGGCGGCGCTGCATCGAGGTCGATCTCCGGAATTTTTATTTTAGGCTTAAATCTAACAGCCTTTCCACAACAATATAAGATACAACAGCCTTAGAACATATGGATAAACCCTATTTCTATAAGTTCCCCATATTCTAACACGCTTATCCACAAATAAACCCACTTTCCAAGAAACTAAAATCGCAAGATAAAAATTCTGGAAAATTTATTCTAGGTCGTTACATTATCACTAATTTATATCTTTTAAAATTTTTATCACTCCATTTGACGAATCTCAAAAACCACCTTATTATATTTTGTGGACCAGGGAGATGTACCCACATGCCAGAAACTATCCCACCCCCAATAAACGTCGGTGATGCTGGTGAACTCCCTGTGGAGTTGACTAAGCCGGAGTTTGTCGAGGATGATAGTCCAAGACGTTGCCAACATTCTCGCCGAGTTAATCAGTGCAAATTTGGCTCAGTACAGGGTCAAGAGTTCTGTGCATATCATATCGCACTCCATAACCCGCAATATCGCAAGCAAAATCGGTTGAAGAAATATCGGCTCGTACAACATTACGCACGAATTGACGAACTCTGTACGAACCCTGAGATAAAGAACCTTAACGAAGAAATTGGTATCTTAAACCTTCTGCTTGAAACATTGCTTAATGAATGTCACACTCCGTGGGATTTCCAGATAAACCATACCCGCATCGAATCGCTAGTCGAAAAGATCAGTAAAACGATGATATTATCTCACAAGTTGCAGACATTGACGGGACAAATGTTGGATCGCCAGACACTGGCTACTTTCGTCGATGAAGTAATTAAAGCCATCAGTGATGAAATTCAAGATGCTGAAACACTCAAACGACTTGGTGATAAGATTGGTACCGCGGTTGAGAAGGCACAGACTACTTCTGCCGCAGCGGCCTTTAGCAAAGATAAACGAAACGGAGACTAACAATATGAAAAATATCGTTGCGTTAATTTGTCTTCTGTCATTGTGTGGCTGTTTCGGCCATCACAGCAAGTGTGAAAGCGGACACTGCACCACCAAATGCGTGAACGGAACATGCAAACGCGTTTGTGTCCCGGTGGAGTATGAGAAGGAAACGAAATGAAAATCAAATGGATGATCTGGAACAGTTTGCTTACCTCAAAGAAATAAAAGGATATAAAATGGAAATTATCTTCGTTTGCCGCTCGGTTGCTTCGAACACTTATCCTACGATGAACAGCGTGAACGCAAGCAAGAAAACGAGCTACTCCGCAAGTCTCGAAATCGCAAAAGGCCAGAACATGACGGGTACGCTTTATATCACGTCGGACGAACAGATCTTCCAGTTGGATCAGAAATACACGTTATGCGTGGATGATACTGATGACTAATAATGTTCTACAAGAGATGCGTGAGAGATTCAAAACGGGACTGAATCGTCGAGCGATTCAGTCTTGCTCTGTCTGGGCAGAAACATACCGAGTGATGGGAAAACCATTTCCGGGAAATTATTCGTTCAAGTATCATCCTTGGACGCGTGAAATGCACGATAGTACCGCGGAATTCAATGTTGGCATGAAGGCTGCTCAGATGGGGTTCACTGAGACAGTGCTCAATGTTTGCTTCTATTCAATTGACATTTTGAGTGAGGATGTATTGTATGTGCTTCCCAACGCTAAGCCTGACGCAGCTAATTTTTCTGCTTCACGATTTGATGCCGCACTGGAATTATCTGATCATCTTCGATTATTGTTCAGTGACGTTCAAAACGTTGGACATAAGCGTGCTGGTTCTGCTAACATGTTTATACGTGGTAGTGGTGCTCGTACTGGACTCAAATCGATTTCAACGCCAGTTGTAATCCTTGACGAACTCGAAGAAATGGTGCAGGAAAATATCCCGTTGGCGTTTGAACGTGCCAGCGGGCAATTGGAAGCTGATCGCCGAACGTGGATGATTAGTACCCCACGCGTACATAAGGGCGGCATCCATAAGTATTTCCTGCAAAGTACACAAGATCATTTCTTCTTCAAATGTCCATGTTGTTCAAGACAAACCGAATTGCTTTATCCTGATTGTCTAACCATTATCGGAGAAAGCGAAGATGATCCACGTATCCAAGAATCCTACTACATGTGCAAAGAATGCAATGGTGCGCTTAACCACTCCACTAAGTTTGAGTGGCTACAAAGTGGTGTTTGGGTTCCTAGTTATTTTGGCCGCAGTCTGCGTGGTTGGCAAATTCCTCAGATGTACAGCACGACGCTCAGCCCTGTAGCCTTAGCTAAAACGCACTTTAAAGCCCTACGAGACCCCGCACAAGAAACTGAATTGTGGAACTCGAAGATGGGCCTACCCCATGAAGTCAAGGGTGCGCGCGTCACTGACGGTGAAATCGCTGATTGTTTGCACGAATACAAACTAAAAACCAGTTCTGATATGCCGTTCGTAACGATGGGTGTGGACGTAGGAACCCTACTTCATATCGTCATTACGGGATGGAATATTGGTGTCAACGCGAACGAGGATGTGAATGCCGCGTCAATATCTCGTGTACTTTGGACGGGAACAAGAGAAAAATTCGAAGATTTAGATTTTTTGATGCAACAGTTTCAGATCCGTTGTTGTGTTATCGACGCGAACCCTGAGCGTCGCATGGCAATGAACTTTGCTTCAAGACATCCCGGACGTGTTTGGCTTTGCTTCTATGGTCGTGATATTAAAGGCCGTGTGATTAACCAGAACGAAGAAGCAAGCACTATCACTGTTGATAGAACATCATGGTTGGACGCTTCGTTGGGACGTTTCCGCAATAACAGCACTATCCTACCGATGGACCTGACTGAAGATTGGAAGGAACAGATCAAAGCTCAGGTTCGTGTCTATAGACTTGATCGTGACGGTAACAGCGTCGCAGGATACGAATCAACAGGTGATGATCATTTTGGTCATGCTTGGAACTATAACGAAATCGCACTACCGATTGGTTACGCCGTCGGTGAAAATCAAAACATAACGCGCAAGGTGGTTTGATCATGGTTGTTGCGAACAAACTAATTAAAACTCCTATGAATTGCTGTGGCGTGCTGCCCGGCAATTTAACCGTTTTGCAGTATCCAAATGACCCTTCCACAACGGCACAACAGGCTGCTGATGATATCAAACCGTTCACTAGCACACAGTCCAAATGGAAAAACAGTGCGAAACGTGTCATTGATTACCGACACCCTGACTATAACGCTATGCAACGTTCTTGGACTATCTATCGGGATGCTTGGATAGGTGGTCAGGATTTTACGGACAAGTACATGCAAATCTTCAGCAAGCGTGAAGACCCAATGGATTTGGCACAACGAAAGAAATATTCCTATTGTCCTGCCATTTCCAAAGGCGCTGTTATCACCATTAAGAATGCTATCTTTCAACGTATGCCTGAGGTTCTCCGCAAGGATGGAACTGCTACATATGTGACAGCATGTAATGGTGATAAGTGGGGCGTTGATAAACTTGGCAGTTCAATGAACAAGTTTGTTGGCAAAGAAGTAATGCCTGAAATGCTCGCGATGGGCCGTGTCGGTGTTTACATCGATCGCCCTGATCTTCCCGAGAATTTCACAATGTTGGATACATTGAACAAACGACCTTACGTCTATGTTTTCCGGTGTGAAGATATTCTGGCGTGGGTTCCTGACGAATCTTCGGAACCAAATGAATTTTCAGTGCTTTTGTTGTGTGAAAACTATCTTTCAACCGACGCGATGACTGGATTACCTCTCGTCTGGCAGAAAAGATATCGTTTTCTTAAGACTATCAAAGATGGAAATGGTAAGAACTCACACATTGAAGTAACATTTTTCAATGCACAAGGCAAACAGATTGACCGTCAGGGCAATGAAACAGAAACAAAAACATACGAACTGAAAATTCCTGTAATCCCGTTCGTGATGTTTGAGTTATCTGAATCATTGCTCACAGACGTTGCCGCATACCAAATTTCTCTACTAAATCTTGCTTCAAGCGACATTTCTTACGCTTTAAAATCAAATTTCCCGTTTTATACTGAGCAATACAACCCGAAAAGTGAGCCGGGACCATACAAAACGGCGCTTATTCCTGAAAATAAGCTGAATAAAGACTCCGCAATCGTCAATCAGATACGAAAATCTATCAAGGATGACGAGGCGAAGGAAGAAATTCAGGTCGGAACTTCGAGTGGACGAAGATATACAATTGGCACTGAAAGACCCGGTTTTATTGCTCCACCAACAGACCCATTGTTGGCGTCAATGAAGAAACAAGAGCAGCTTAAGGCCGAAATTCAGCAGATTTTGTCACTTTGGCTCTCAAATGTCACCGCCGGCAGTGTAGATATCACGTCACAAGACCTAAATCAAGGCTTGGAGAGTGGTTTACACAATATCGGGATGGAACTTGAACATGGCGAACGTCGCGTTGCTGCGATCTGGAGCATGTACGAGGGTGCTGAGAAGACAGTTACTGTCTCTTATCCTCAAAATTACTCTGCTAAATCAGATGCAGATCGACGCAAAGAAGCGAAAGAACTCGGCGAAACACGTTCAGATATCCCGAGCATAACCTTTCAAAAGGAAGTATCCAAGCAGGAAGCTACAATTCTGTTGCAAGGCAAGATAGATTCAGCCAAATTGACAACAATCCTCAAAGAAATTGATGATGCGAAGACAATGACCTGTAGTTCTGAAGAAATTGCCAGTGATTACGAACTTGGTCTTGTTGGTGGTGATCTTGCTTCACAAGCAAGAGGTTATCCTGAGGGTGAGTTTGAACAAGCCAAAGCAGATCACGCAGAACGACTCGCGCGCATTCAAGCTGCACAAGCGACTATTGTACCGGGTGCAAGTTTGAAAAATGCCGGTTCACGTGGCGTACCTGATGCATCAGTTGATCCTAATCTCGATGCCAAGACGGAAAAGAAAGCATCAACAACAAAAGATAAAGGTGTACCTGACCCTGCAACACAACGTGGCGAAGGTGGTAGCGGTAACGGTAAAGACCCACAACCACAGGTGCCTTGATGATAGCAAAAACATCTTACATTGTCATCGCAGATGCAACCGTCTATTTCGCCGGTAGATTGAATACCGACGCATGGGATAATGCCACTTCAACCGACCAGAATAAAGCTCTCATTCAGGCTACTACTGATATAGATAAATTATCCTATATCGGACACAAGATCAATTACCAAGCAGAACATGAATTTCCTCGTGAATTTGAAGACCCGATCGTTGATGATACACCTTACGATACAGATATGGTTCCTTTCGGTATTAAATATGCCGTTTGTGAACAAGCATTAGCTCTTTTGGATGGTTTTGATGTGACTCAAGAAATTGACGGACTTTCGCTCGTAGGTCAAGCCTACGCATCCGTCAAGGCAGACTTTGATAGAGACACAGTACCGATGCACTTGAAGTGTGGATTATGTGCGCAGGCTTGGCAATTTATCCTACCCTTTATCCGTGACAATCGAGCTTTGGCTTTATCAAGGATAGGTTAGTAACACTACTCGCTATTAGCGAGGAAAGGTTGTAAAATGAAACATACGCTCATGGTTCTTGCACTGGCTCGGCTGCTCAGCACACCAAGTCAGGTGACATACGGTCCCGAAGAAGATGCGGCAGCAGCCAAGGCGGCTGAAGAAGCATCTGCCAAGAAAGCCGCCGATGATGCAGCGGCAGCGAAAGCAAAGGCCGGGAAGACTTATACTCAGGATGAGTTCGACAAACTCTCCGCCGCACAACGGCATAGCTACAAGAAAGAGATGGAAAAGACGGCGAGTGAATTGACAAAACTCGCTGAAGATAAACGCTTGACGCAGGAAGAACGAGATGCGTACGCAAAGCGTGTCGAGGAAGTTGAATCCCAATACAAAACGGAAAAGCAGTTGGCTGAAGAAAAAGCTAAAAAGTCGGAAACCGAGTACAAGAAAAAGCTCGAAACGACTGAGAAGGAACGTGACACATACAAGATAAAGTACAGTGATACTTTGATCGACGTAGAGTTGACTCAGGAAGCTGCCGCAGCCGATGAGGTAATTCCGGGTCAACTCAAGAAGTTACTACGTCCTGATACAATCATTGTTGATGAAATCGTGGACGGTAAGGCTACGGGGAAACAGCTTATCAAGATTAACTTCGACGACGTTGATGCCGAAGGTAAACCCACCAAGCTTGTTCTTCCGGTGAAGGACGCTGTAAAGCGTATGAAGGAAACACCACAACGGTTCGGCAACTTGTTCAAAGGTGTCGGAGCGTCGGGGGTTGGTGCCGGAAACGGCAAGGGTGGCGGTGGCAATTCAGGCGCAATGCCGACAGATACGGCGGCCTATATTGCTCAACGCAAAGCAAACAAATCTTAAATCTGATACTAGGAGAATAAAGCATGACGAGCCAAAAGCTCTATCTTTTGCCGAAGGAAACACCCGCAGCCTTCGTGAACACGATCGACGCGTGGGTACCGGCGTATTGGGCCAACGAATCGATCAGCATTCTGGTTGAAAATCTCCAGATGGCGGCGCTGGTCTATCGCGATTTCGAAAATATTATCGCTGATAGTGGCGACACGGTGAATACGCGCAAGCCCGGCGAATTCATCGCCAAGAACAAGACCAACAACAGCAACATCGGTTTGCAGGATGCAACTGCAACGAACATCCCGATCGTGCTGAATCAGCACATTTACGTCTCGTTCCTCATCCGAGATCGTGAACAGTCGCGCGCGTTCGCGGACTTGATCAATGAGTATCTGAAGCCTGCAATGATTGCCATTGCTCGCCGAATTGACCGTATGTTGCTCGGTCAGGCGCCTCGTTTCCTTCGTGCCGATGCTAAGACTGCGGGCCAACTGGGAGTTGATGCGACGGTTCCGACGATGCTGGCTTGTCGTCGCAATCTGAACAACAACAAATGCCCACTGGAAAACCGAAATCTTATCATTTCCTCGAAAGACGAAGCTGCGCTTCTGGCATTGGATACGTTCATCAATGCTGCGAAGGTCGGTGACGATGGCACTGCACTGCGTGAAGCGTCGCTCGGCCGTCGTCTCGGCTTCGACGTTTACATGTGCCAGAACACCTGCTCTGTAACCGGAACGTCGGATACTATGTCGGGTGCCATCAATGCCGGTCTGATCGCTAAGGGTACGACTGTCCTCACAGTAAACGGTTTCACTGGTGCAGTCACGGTTGGCTCATGGTTGACGGTTGCTGGTGATATGATTCCGCAGCGCATCACGGCGCACACGGAAACTACGGGTAACACCACCAGCATCACGATCACTCCGGGCTTGGCAAGTGCGGTTGTTACGACTGCTGTCGTGACTGTGTACACACCGGGTGCAGTGAATCAGAACGGTACCGTATCCGACCCCGACGGTAACGTGATCCAGGCTACGACTGGCTATGCGGCCGGTTGGGAAATGCCGATCACCTACAACACCTTCACGAATGATCCGCAGGTCGGTCAGTTCGTGCAGTTCGTTGCCGGTGGTGATATGTACGTGGTCGTATCGATCGATACGGTCAACAAGTTGATGCAGTTGGATCGTCCGCTGGTTCTCGCGATTGCCCACGCTCAGGCCATCTTCCTCGGCCCGAACGGTACATACAATCTCGGCTTCCACGAACAGGCCATTGCGTTGGTTACGCGCCCGATGGCGTTGCCTCGCGAAGGCACTGGCGCGATCGGCGCTGTGGCAAACTGGGCAAACCTGTCCGTCCGCGTCGTGTGGGCGTACGATTACAAGAAACAGGGCATGGCCGTGACGGTTGACGTGCTCTGCGGCGTGGCCATCCTTGAACCACTCAAGGGTGAGGTCATGTTGGGCTAAATCCAACACCGCCCTATCAGGGATCGTATCCCTGATAGGGCAAGGAGGATTTAACATGGGTGATGCTTCTGATAGTGGCGAGAGAGGAAAAACCAGAGTTGAAAGGATGATTGAGAAAACACATATTTCAGTAAGAACTGCTGTCATCATTGTGTTGGTCGCAGTCATTCCTTTGACGCTTTTTCTCAATAGTCTATCTTCGCGACAACAGGCGACAGATACGAAGATAGAAAGTAATTCAACCCAATTGAATGTTAAATTGGACGAGAATTACAAACAGGTCGCGGAGAGGATGGAAACTAACTCCAAACAAGTTGCAGATAGAATGGAATCCAATTCTAAAGAGTTCGCCAGTAAGATGGATTCCTTGATTGCTGTAATGGGCGAACGCAAGATACGTCGTGATGAACAAGTCACAGCAGTGGAGAAGAAACTCGAAGACCACGAAGTTCGTATTCGTATAATCGAAAAAACGCATTGAGGATTTCTGAAATGGATAGACACACTAAAGAAATCCTTGAAACCCTAAGAAGATTGGAGCATAAAATGGATGCACTGAACCAGAAGATCGCTGATCTGACGACCAGCGTTACGAACCTTGAAGCACGCGTTGCCGCGCATGAAGCACAGGATGCGGCTACGATTACGTCACTGAACGCCACGATTGCAACGTTGCAGGCCAGCACGCCGGACGTAGCCGGTGCTGTTGCCAGCCTGACCGCGTTGCAGGCAAGCATCGACGCGTTCGATGTACCGCCGGTTGCTCCTGCGGCACATGCTGCTCCGACGGCGTAGGTCTGACTAAATATCACTCCATTTAAACAAGAAAGGAAGTGATCCAAATGGCAGCCAATGATAAGATCCAGCGATCAGGCGGTACGAACCAACCGGGCGGTCCTACGAGTCCCGGTGGCGCTGGCAAAGTTGCAAACGCGCCGGCGAAGGTGAGCACGAAGGGCGTTCCTTCGATGCCACCGCCGCCGACTGGAAACACGGCACGTTCCGCCGGTAAGTTCACCGGGTTCGGAGAATAAATGAGTAACCTTCGTGCTAACAGTTTCATTAAGAAAGTTCTTTATCAGCTTAAAAAGCTGAACGGACAAACCGTTGATCTTTATCTTCGTGGAACTGTTAGCACGAACTACTCAACCGGCCAGATAACGTATCCAGAAACACTCTGGAGTATGCGCAAGATACCGATGCTGCCCATTGAGGCAGCGCGTCAGTTGGTGCAGAATCCACCTTTCGCTACAGCAGGACGACAGTTCGAGTACGGCACATTCTTTGTGACCGGAACATCGATGCTAATTGTGGATCAAAAGAGTCTACCCCTTAACTACGTTGTCAATCAAACGGACTCTTTCGTGATTGATCACCGTAGATATACTATTAAGAGTGCGCAAGAATTTCAACAGTTACAGGCTGTTCTTTTCGTGATTGAAGAATTAAAAGGACAACCTGTGGATGAAATCTTTACTGTTCAACAAAGCATTGCGTTCACACAAACGGTGGTACAAAGCTAATGGACCCAAACTGGTCACGTTGGATAAAAGCCTCGATTGCGCAGCATTTTAGTGATGCTTTTGCCCCATCCGGGTTAAAAATGTACCTTGAAGGGACACCAAGAGATACAGATTTAACCAAAGATTTTGTTGAAGTACGGTTGAACGGCCCAACATGGCGCGCAGGTTCACAGAACGAATGGATTTGTGATCCTATCACAATAAACGTTTTTGTTCAATCAAAAGAAGACCAAGAAGATGCATACCGTCTTGATAAGAACATCGGCCTTGTCTCGGCGGCATTTACGACTACCATACCTATCCTAAAGTTGGGAACAGGTGTTGGGGATGACCAGTCCGTAATTACTTGCCTTAATCTTAATTCACAAGGCAAGGATACATTAAGAGTCATACAGTTCGGCCAAGTAACACCAAGCACACAATTGTTGCGTGCCGCTGTTGAAGGTGATTATTTCGGCAATTTTTACGGCTAAGGAGGACTGGATGCTGAAACTCATCCCGACTGCGATGCTGGCGTTTATGGCGCAGTTTGATTTGAAAAATGCAACGATCAAATTCGTCGACGGCACCGCTGTAACACCGAAGACCCTTACCATTAAGATCGGTATGGGAACACTGTCGTACACTGAACACATGAAACGTGAATACACGCTGGACCGAGGCAAGCTCTCCACGGTTCGAAACGGCGATGATACTCCGATGGACGTTGCCCTTGATTTCATCTGGGAATTCTTGAAGGGTAGTACAACCGTTGTTGTGACGCCGGAAGATGTGTTGCGTCAGCGTCTCGGTGCGGCTTCTTGGGTATCGACAGACGTTGATACTTGCGCACCGTTCTCGATTGATGTCCAAATCTTCTATGCGCCCTGCGTTACGAAGATGTTGGAAGACATTTATCTTCCCGACTTCCGCTTCGAACAATTGTCCTACGACGCGAAGGCTGGTATGATCAAATGTACGGGTCGTTGCAATGCAATTCAAGCTGTGGTTGCGAGACGTACTTACACTGTGGCGATTGTTTCGCCGTAGTGATTGTTCTGACCCTTCGGGAGTTAAACTCCCGAAGGGTACATTTTATCCTAAGGAGACTGTAAGTGAAGATCAAAAATAAGATACCGCCGTTGTTGGTCGAAATAGTTGTTCTTCCACGCGAAGGTGAAGACATGGTATTCAAAGCACGCGGCGTATTAAATCCCGACTATGAAGAGTTCGAGAAATTGTGTCCAGCGCCGGTCCCTCCGTGGATAACACTGAAGGACGATCCTCAACCAAGAGCAGATATAACTGACCCTGAATATCTCGCAGCACAAAAGGAACACAGCGCAAATCGCTTCTATTTTATGTGTTTGAAATCTCTCTCAGCGACAGAAGATCTTGAATGGGAAACAGTCAAGATAAATGATCCGAAGACATGGAAACTTATCGATAAGGAATTGAAATCTGTTCTTACATCCGCGGAGTATGTTCGCGTTGTACGTGCCGTTCACATTGCAAACGGCCTTGATGATACAAAGATTGAGGCAGCGAAAACGCGTTTTTTCAATATGGCACGACAGAAACAAGAGAAGTCGTCCTTGCCCCAAACAGGACAACCGAATACTTGATCTGGCGTGCGTGTGAGAGATTTAGTATTATCCCACCAAATGTTTGTGTAAATTGGGATGATAATGATACGGATACACAAGCCATGCTTCTTGCGTACGAGGTAGGAAGACAAAAAGAAGAAATGGACCTATTATGTTCAAGGTTAGGTTAAAGATACCTCGGTACACAATAGAAAAAGAAAAATACATGGCTGCACTTAAAGCCAAACTTGAAGTACAAGTTAGACAAGCGGCGCGAGATTTTGTTAAAGCAGCCATTGAAAATATCCCTGTTGATACTGGTCAAGCACGAGGAACATTTCTTCCATTAGCTCGTGCTTTGAACATCAGTATACCTATCGATGGAAATGGTGTCAAAGGGAAGAACCAAACCACAGGTGCAAGTGAACAAAACAAACTTATCTTTAAGTTTGAAACAACCAAGACTTTAGTAAAATTTGAAGTAGATGTACAATTGTTCTACTTTTGGGTTAATGATATATTCGGACATCCTTCAGGAGCACACCCGCCTTGGGAAAGTATCGAGGAGGGTTTCAAAGCGTTCATGAAGTATATCCATACAACTGCGGGGACTCGGTTCCCAAAGTTAAAGGATTACCTGAAAGTAGACATTAAGGAGTTTGGTTGATGAGCGACCAGAAAGAAAACGTCGAATTTGTTTTTGATGCTAATGATGCAGAGAGAACTATTGAGTCTCTGTATCAGGCTTTCTATCAGCTCAATGAAGGCATGACATTGCTGGAAGATCCATCATATCGGATTGGTGCATCAGGAAAATTGCTCGAAGCAACATTTAAAGCACAAACAGATGAAGGTAAGAAGCTCACTATCACGATGGCGCAGTTGACGGAAGGTGCGTTAAAGTACAGTGACGCAATGCAACGTTTTATCAGTGTAAACACAGGTAAAGTAATCAGTGGTAGCTTCGCTGGTGTTATGGGTATCACAGGTGTTTCTGGTGGTGCTGACCCTGCTACTGTTGAAGCAGATGCTTCAAAACTTCAAGCATCCATTGAACGCCGCGATCTTGAACTGAACAAACTTGCTGGTCAACGTATCGCGTCTATCCAAGCACGTGATCTTGAGATGAATCAGCTTGCAGGACAGGAATTTGCTTCTGCTGAAGCTGCGGCCGCTAAAAAATTAGCGATCATGGAGAAGTATGATCTTGAACTGAACAAACTTGCTGGTCAAGAAATCGCTATTACTCAACGTCGCGATCTTGAGATGAATCAGCTTGAGGGTGTTCGTATCGCGCAGATGCAACAACGTGATATGGAGATGAATCGTATCTATGGTCAGGAATTTACTGCTCAAGAGGCAGCCGCAGCCAAACAAATTGCGATCGAACAGAAACGCGATTTGGATATGAATCGTATTGCAGGGCAAGAGATTGCCAACATGCAACGGCGCGATCTTGAGATGAACAGAATACATGGCCAACAGTTTGCTGCAAGTCAAGGTCCAGATTTTATGGACAATATGTTGTCCACCGCTGGCGGGATGATTTCCGCGCAGATATTCATGTCGGTAACAGGCGCTTTAACGGATAGCATTAAACAGGCGCAACAGTTTGAAATTGAAATCGCGCGTATTCAAGATATTTCAAGTGGAGCAGCAAAAACCACCAAACAATGGTCAGATGAACTTGTAAATTTAAGTAACACATTCGGTAAGGATATTAAAGAAGTATCTGATGGTACGTACGAAGCATTGGCCTCACACGCTGTTGATGCTACACAAGCACCAGCGTTCATGGAAAGTGCTGGCAAATTCTCAACAGTCACTGGTGCATCTACTAGTGATGCTGTCAAACTGTTAACAGATACAATGAATGCCTACAACATCAAGGCAGGTGAATCAGAACAAGTTAGTGCTGATTTCTTTGCTATGATACAAAAAGGCAATATCAACGTTAATGAATTAGCGGCCGGTTTCGGTAACGTGCAAGCGTTAGCGGCTAAGCTCGGCATTGGTTTCAAAGAAACGAATTCTGTAATCGCTGCGATGACTTCAGAAGGTGTAAATACATCAATTGCTATTAAACTGCTCGGCAATTTGATGAATTTGACTTTGAAGCCAAGCAAGCAAATGGCAGATGTATTCAAGGACCTCGGTGCATCTTCGTTCGAGAATTTGATCCAAATACGTGGTTTCGCTGGCGCGTTGGGCGCTCTTAACGATGTTGCCGAAAAGAAGGGTCTGACAGAACTCACCACACAGTTAGGCAGCTGGCGTACAGCCCAAGGTGTTTCACTGTTGACCGGGGATGGGTTCACTAAATTCAAAAATGACATGGGTGAGATGTCTGGCTCTGTAGCAGAATTTGGCGCCAAGTTTGCAAACATCATGTCAACACCCGGTAAACAGATTGAGGTTGAATCCCAAAAAATTAAAAACTATTTCATGGTTGAAATAGGTGAGACTATCATTAAGACTGTTGCTAGTGCAAGTGTCGCAATGGGTGGTTTCACTAACGTAATGGCAGAGATTGTACCCATTCTTGAAGCGGCCGCGATTGGATTGACTACCTATAAAATTGCAATGCTGGCGAGTACAATTTCTGTTGAAGGTATGACTGCTTCTGTTCTTGCTTTAGATAGTGCTCTACTCTTATCCCCGCTAGGTTGGGCAATTGCTGGGGCCGCTGTGGCAGGGTTTGTTGCTTATGAAATCTTATCCTACAAAACAGACGAAGAAAAGTTTCAGGAACTCCAAGGTAAAAAAATAAAGTCATTGGATGATATGTATGAAAAACAAAAAGAAACTATACACAAGCAGTCTGAGATCGCAAAAGAAAACATGGATGCGCAGGCACAGCAATTGTATGAGATGGGATCAGAAACACGTCAGGTCTATGATAACGTTGCACAAAAAGTTAAGAGTTCAATGTCCGGAATTAACGAATCCTTAAGCTCAAGTTTCGCTGAACATATTGAATTGATGAAAAATAGTATTAAAGGTTTGGAAGAAACAATTAAGAATTCAATGTCTATTATCAAAGAAGATGCACACATAATTGCAGATTTGAATGCATCTGAAGATAAACGTGCATTTAATAATTCAATTGAAGGTCTGACTGGCCCGAAGCGGGATAAGGCTATCGTTGCACACGGTAAGGATATTGAAGCACAAGGTCTATCTGATCTTTCTGCTTCGGCACAAACGACAGATATTGAACAACAAAATGAATTGCGCCGTAAAGGGTTGGATGAAATCAAAGAAGCACGTAGTCTATTTGCTGAAGCACAAAAGGACGTACATGAAGCAGGTAAAGATGAAGTTAAACAGAAACAAGAAGTTCTAAAAATTGAACAAGAAATTGCCAAGTTAGAAGAATCACACAGGTACGCACAACAAAGAGAGGATCAACAGGATTTAGAAAACGCACAAAGAGAAGCTGAAAATCTTCGAAAATTAGAAAACACACACAATAAAATCAGCAAGAAGGGTATCAGCAATAATGCTTATGGTAAGGCATCCAATGCTTACGGCATTCAAGAATTAAACATGGATGATAAACGTATTCGGGAAAATAACGCGGAAGGACACAATGATACTGATTATGCGCGTAAACACAAAGAATTAGAAGATAAATTAGTTGAAGCACAGAATAAGACCAGTATTGATACACAAATACACGCATTGGATATTGAGAAAGAGATGCTTGGACTGAAAGAAAAGGAACTTGATGTTCTAAAACAGAATGATAAAATTTACGCTGATCGAGCGGAAAAAGCCAAGAAAGATTTAGAAGAACAGAAAAAAGCCTTGGATGAAGTCAAGAAGCTCAGCAGTGAGATCATTAAATTTAATGTTGACAAGGGTGACGGCAAAGCAAAAACATTTGCAGATTACCAAAGCGACCAGAAGAAACTGACAGATCTTGAACAAAAATTAAATGAAGCAGAAAGTAAAGCAGGTGGTTCAATTTCACTCGGTGACCATCTCTCTATTGATGCCAAGATTGAAGAAAAGAAACATGATCTTAAAACAATGGGTGATGCATTGTTTGGGGCAGATGCAGCAAATGCTTTGGATCAAAGCGTCAAGAAAAATATAGAAGGTCTACACCAACTTAGAGATGGGTTGGCGCAATCTTTGGATACTGTCTCAAAGAAAGGTACAGATGCGGTTAAGGATATCTTGGATAGACTTGAAATTTTGAATCAAAAGACTGTATCAAGTTACGGTGTATTTGATTTCGATAAAATTAAAAATCACAATGATATCCTTGATGCACAAAAGGCACTGAAAGCAGCACAAACACCAGATCAACAACAAGCAGTTTTGGATACAAAAATCGCTCCGCTGTCAAAGACGTTACTCAACACCAAGTACGACGATAACACAAATGTCAACGCTGGAAGGATGCAAGCGGATATTTTAGATTTCACGAAGAACTCGTCCCAATATGAGATCACAATTAAAAAGATTGCAGAGTTAGATGCGAAATTCCCACAGGCAGTTGCAAAGGTATCTGATGTATTGTTAAAAGCTACAGACGTTGCATTAGAAGAATGTGACGTGTTGTCAAATAAAGTAAAAGCGGCATCTGATGTGGCTGCTGCCTTTAGACTGTCCAACATGACAGGTGCCGATTGGATACAAGGACCACCGAAGCCAGACGGTTACGCACAGGGTGGCTCTCCATACGGTCGTGATAGTATTCATGCGATGCTTGGACCCGATGAGACGGTCATGAACTCCGCTGCCTCGATGCGGTTCAGAAGCCAACTCCACAGCATGAATATGGGTATGGCACCGAGATTCGCACAAGGTGGTTCAGTTACAAACGTCGGTGATCTTTCCGTTAATGTGCAAGGAACAGGTAATACTGAAACTGATGCAAGACAGATTGGACATGCACTGTACCGTCTAATTAAACGCGGTCAACTTGTCGGACTAGGATAGGGGATACAATGTTTAAACTTCGTGGTCATTTCAGTATCCAACACTTCCGAAAAGGCAAATTGTTGGATACTTACGAGATCGACAATGGTATCGTAACAGTTGGCTTCAACAAACTGTTGGATATTATGTTCAATGCTGCCATACAGATTAATATGTGGTACATGGGTTTGATCGATAACGTTGGTTTTACCGGACTAGCGACAACAGATATAATGGGTGCGCACGCTGGTTGGACCGAACTAATAACCTATACGCAAGCAAATCGGCCCGCACTGAATACCGGCACACTTGCCTCCGCCCAAACACTCGTCGCTAGTTCGGTTACTATCTTCACAATCAATTCAACACAAAACGTCAAAGGTGTTTTCATTGTCAATGATAATACCAAGGCTGGAACCGCAGGACTGCTGTGGTGTACGGCGCTTCTGGATAGTGTCAAACCTGTTGCGAACGGTGATAGCTTCAAGATATTGTACACACTTTCAGTTGCCTAAGGAGTAACAATGCCTACGTCATTCCCGACAACTGTGTGGACACTTAATCCACAGGATGAAACCAACGATGGCGCATCGGATAATACCGTTGCGCAAGCTCATGATTATAACCTTGCGGCCCAAGAAATTGGTGCACTGGAAACTGAGCTTGGTGTATCTGCGGTTGTTGGTGGTACGTTGCGTGGTACGGCGGCTAGTCTTCTCGCGCGTTTGGCTATCTCGTTGAACGCGGACGGTTCATACAAAGCAGCCATCGTTCAGTTGAATACAGGTTCCGTACAAGCAATTACGTCCACGCAAAATACCGCACTTATCTCAGATGTGGATTCGAGCGGAACACCTGTAGCTAATGGTGGTACATTGCCAGCCGCAGTCGCTGGTTTGTACTATTTCGCGATTGTCAGCGGCTCAGGAATCGGGATGCGAATTACTGCAACAAACGGTGCTAAGATAAGAATGGGCGGCCGATTAGGTGCATTAAATGGTTATATCGAAAGTACCGACGCAGGTGCAAACGTGATGCTTGTAGCGGTGAGTGCAACTCTTTGGGTAGCCATTGGACCAAACGGCATTTGGAACCTTGACGGAGCATAAAATGAAGAACCTGTTCTGGTACACACTATGTGTCATAGCCTTCGGTTTGATTGGTAGCACGCAAGGTGCTACCGTCAGCGTCAACTCACCACAACCAGCTAACACTGTGCTTGCTGGTCCAACTAGCGGTGGAAATGATTTTCCATCATTTCGTGCTATGGTGGCCGCTGACTTCACTGCGGGTGTTATCAATAGTGCAGCCATCGGTTCAGGTGCTGTTGTTCTGACCAGTAAGGTGACAGGTATTCTACCAATCGCAAACGGCGGTACTAATGGTTCAACCAAACAAGCTGGCTTTGATAATTTATCCCCGACGGCAGCCAAAGGTGACATTGCTGTCTTCAATGGTACAAACAATGTGGCTTTGAATGTTGGCACAAATAATTTTGTTCTGGTTGCTGACAGTACACAAGCAACTGGTTTGAAATGGGCTGCTGCTGGTACAGGCGCTGCGTTCTCAGGATTAACGGGTGGTACAAATACTGCGGCTGCAATGCTTATTGGAACTGGTGCATCCTTTGGTCCAACCGGGTCAGGCACCGTAACAGCCAATCAATATGTAGGTACAGGATCAACCAGCAATGCGGTTGATCTTCAAACCGCTGAAGTAGCAGGTGTCCTTACAAACAATAAAGGTGGTACTGGTTCAGATACTTCTGCGACAGGTGGCGCGCACAACTTTGTTTTCCAGACCTCCGTCGGTGGTGCATTTACTGTTGCTGCACCTGTTGAGGCTGATCTTCCAGCTACAACTGCATTCACTGACGTGGCTAACATTTTCTCTACAGTCCAAACGTATCAGAACTATGTGTCTACACAGTCTGCAACTCCTACAATCCTAAGTGCTGATGCTGTTGGCTACGATCCGGGAACAGTATCTTATTCGCGCATTAGCTCCAATGCTTCGTGGAATATCCGAGGTATTATCAATGGTGTCAATGGTCGTCGTCTGACAATGATAAACGTTGGGTCTTCACCGATTATCTTAACACATGAAGACGCAGCAGCAACAGCAGCCAATCGTTTACATACACCAACTGGAGCGTCGATGACGCTTTCTGTTGATTATGGTGTCAACTTAGTTTACGATAGCACAGACAGTCGTTGGAGGATTGTTGATATCTTCCAAGCCGCTGGTGGCACAGGACTCACAGTGCCGACAGGTACTTCAGGTGGTGTTCCTTATTACGCTGGTACCGGTACGATTGCATCGTCTGGCCTATTAGCTGCTAATCAACTTATCATGGGTGGTGGCGCTGGTTTGACTCCTGCATCGATTGGTTCATCCGGTACAAGTACACAAGTTCTTCACGGTAATGCCGGTGGTGCTCCGACGTTTGGTCAGATCGTTAATGCTGATATCACAACCAATACGATCGACATGTCAGCCAAGATGACTGGTATGATGCAAGCTGCACAGATGCCAGCGTTGACTGGTGATGTAACTAACACCGCTGGTTCTCTTGCTACTACAATTGGTGCTGGCGCTGTAACTGCTACCAAGATGGTTAATAGTGGAGTCTTCACTGGTGACGCTACAACGACGTTCCCGGCTATTACTATCTCGGCCGCTGCAATCACTGCTGCTAAGATGGTGAACGGTGGTGTCTTCACTGGTGATGTTACCACTACATTCCCGGCTATCACAATCGGTACTGGTGCAATCACTACGGGTAAGATAGCAGCTAATGCAGTTGACATGGCCACGAAGATGACTGGAACTATGTTGGCAGGACAGTTTCCTGCGTTGACTGGTGACGTAACAACTTCGGCTGGTTCACTAGCTACTTCGATTGCAGCATCAGCAGTGACAACTGCCAAGATAGCAGCCAATGCTGTGGATATGGCTACTAAGATGACTGGAACAATGCAAGCTGCACAAATGCCCGCATTAACCGGTGATGTAACTAACACTGCTGGTTCTCTTGCTACTACGATTGCCAACACTGCTGTCACAGCTGCTAAGATGGTTAATAGCGGTGTGTTCACTGGTGATGCAACTACCACGTTTCCCTCCATTGTAATAGGTACGGGTGCAATTACTACATCCAAGATTGGTGCAGCCGCAGTCGATCTTACTACCAAAGTAACAGGCGTACTCCCGATTGCAAACGGTGGTAGCGGTCAAGGAACTGCCGGTGCAGCTTATAATGCTTTAGCACCATCAACCGCTAAGGGTGGACTATCCGTTGGTAGCGGTACATCAACATGGGCCAATCTTCCGGTTGGTGCAGACAATAGTGTGCTCACAGCGGACTCCACACAAACGAATGGTGTCAAATGGGGTACGGCTGGTGGTGCTACAGTTATTGCCCCGCTGGTTATCTCAGGTGGTTCAGTAGCTGCTGGTACAGCTATTGCTGCAACGACTTCAGATGTTAATGCTGACTTCTTGATGGGAGCATCAGCAACAACGAAAACAGTTCTCAAGTTACAAACCAAACCAACAAACACCGCTGTTGCGTTTGAAATCCAAAAGTCTGATGGTACAATCCAGTATCAATTAGATAACACAACGAACTCACGTAATGATATTACCGAGAAAGTTCAAACAGCTAATCAGTCAAACATCCAAATGCAATCAATTAGTGAGAACGTTACGATTGCTGCTGCTGCGACTTCAACTTCGGCAACGAACTTGCTCCCGGCTAATGCTTTCATCGTTGCAGTGACGTTCAGAGTTACAACTGTTATCCCGACTGCTTCAACATTCTCGATTGGGATATCCGGACAATCAACACTATTCGGTTCTGGCATCTCAACTGTGAACGGTACAACACAGTCTTCAATGAAACAGACTATCCCATTGAACCCGTTCACAAATGCGACTGCTTCACAAGTATTGATCACACCGAATGCAACACCCGCTGGTGCTACTGGAACACTCCGAGTGACTGTTTGGTACTTCACTTGTCAGGAGCCACAAAACTAATGAAAAAGCTATTTCCTTACATCCTTGGATTCAGTTTCTTCTTCCTCCTTGGTATTGGAGGAAGAAGTGCTGTTGATTATATTCGTTGCCAACAATACATGGATATTGTTGGCTCTGCTGCACCTGCTGTTTCAGCGTCAGGCGAAGCACGTCTCTACGTTGATTCTACAACCAAATCTCTAGCGTACTCTGTGAACGGTAATTCTTACGTTACACTTGCTGCTACTACACCGCCACAGAAACAGAATTATATCATCAATGGCGATGGTGCCTTGGCGTTGAGATATGGTGTTGACGGTGATTCTGGTGCTGGTGGTGACGTGCTTGCTAATTCATTTGGTGTTGTAACCGGCACAGATCAATATTTATGTGATCGCTGGAAGGTTGGAACAAATGGATCTGGTGGTATCATTGGTTGCGTTTGTAATCCCTACAATGGGTTCCAAATGAATAGTAAACAACTCACATCAAATATCGCTACAATCGGGATAATCGGGACAACTTTAGGTTTTGCAAATGAAAACTACATTGTTTCTTGTGCTCCAGCGGACGCTGTTTTTGATGGGACACGAGCAATTGTTGGAGCAACAGGTTCTTCGTCTACCGTTACGTATGGTCAAACAAATGCTAATATTGGTTTCACAACAACGGGTGGTACATTAAGGGAATTAAATTTAATTTCAAATACCTATATGGGCTATCATCAAGTATCTGGTAGCGCAAAGATAATGATTTATCAACCTATTGAAGGAGACATGACACAACAATTACGAGGTAAACAAGTTATTGTTCAATTCAAAGCTAAAGGGATTGCAATACTTAATGCTGCTATTATTGAGTCTTCAAATAATATCACTAATGGAACTGGTGTTATTGGACAAGTCAAATGGCCGAATCCTTTAGTTAATACTTGGGGTGGTGCTGGTACAGACCCCACATTTAATACAGGAACAAACGCTTTCAATTTCAGTTATATCACACCTAGTTTAGTTTCAAACGGTTCGATTGTACGATCATGTGCTCAACAAACATTGAGTAATGATTGGGCACAATATTATTTCGTCACAACTCTACCAACTGATTATTCACAGTTAGGTTTGGTTTTCTGGTCAGACACAATTGTTTCTGGTTTTAACATGTTGGCACTAACTGAAATTGGGATGTTTGACAGCGTTGAACTTCAACCTTATGTTCCACGGTTCCCACAGATTGAGAAATCACTTTGTCAAAGATATTGTTATTCTATGTATTCAACTGCGTCGTCTTCAGCAGTTTTTGCTATGGGTCGTTGTGTTTCTACTAATACCGTTCAAATATTAGTTAATTTCCCTGTTTACATGCGTGACAACCCAAATCTGTCTATAGCTAATATATCAAGTTTGAGAGGCCAAGATCAAGGAGGTGTTAGTGCTGTACCTTCTTCAATTACAATGGGAAATAATGGAAACAATACGGCTTTCCTTTCTGTTAATCAAGCAGGAGCAACGTGGACAACATTGGGTTCAGGTTTACTTTATGACGCTGGTAACACAGGACGTTTAGTCTTCGACGCCGATTACTAAGGAGTAAAGATGAAAAAGTCATTGAAATATTTCTTCTTTGGTGTCGCCGTTACATTCCTACTTGGATTGGGCGGTCTTGCCACATTCGATTATATCCGTGTCGCTAATTATATTGATATCACATCAAGTACGTTACCCGCTGTCGCACCGTCTGGTACAGCACGTATCTACGTTGATTCGGTATCAGGTACACCACTTGTTTCAGCGAATCAAGCTAATTATGTGCCAATGCTGGCGCAACCTAAGTCCAATTATATCATGAACCCGGACGGTCAGATATCACAAAGGATTTCAAGAACGGGTTCTCTCCAACACGCAACCGACACATACGGATTTGACCGTTGGAAACTTTGTAATAGTACGGGCGGAAATTGTATTAGTCAACCATCAGACTCATATCTAAATCGAATCAACACTAAAGTGTTGTCTAGCAATTCTGTTCAATTAGGTATTGATTGTCCCACAGCAACTATAACAGGAGAACACGTTACAGTCGCCTGTAAACCAGCAGATGCAACTATGGATGGTGTTATTGTAGCAAATGCAAATAGCGTTTCTAGTTTCTTCAACTATCCTATTACACATTCGAACATAACTTTCCAAGCAAGCGGTGGTTCCCTGAAAGAGCAGGGATTAGTTGGCAATTCATACATGACGTTTTATAATAATAGTGGTTCATCTGGTAAGATGCTTGCAATCCAAGTTCTTGATGCTTTTCAAATCCAGAACTTAAGAAGTAGAACTGCAACAATACAATTCAAACTTAAAGGAACATCCGGCATAGGTAATGTGCATTGTTCTTTAATACAGTGGGCAACATCTGCTACCTCGGTAGGTCAAGAAAATGCAACGTGGGCAAATCCATTCGTAGCTACTTGGGGCGCAAGTGGTACGGAACCAGTCTATACAGCGACAGGTTCGTATAATTATTCAAATATTACAGCAATCAATTCATTCACAAACTATACTGGTTCAATTGTGAATAGCGTTTATTCAGCTCCTGCTGGTGCGGATTGGACACAGTTCGGGTTCACAACAGTTCTACCATATGATTATAACCAAATTGCGATTGCTTTCTGGACAGATAGTGTTGTAACTTCTGGTAATTTCTTTTCTATCACTGAATTGGGCATGTATGATGCACAAGAGATCCAACCTTACAGTGTTAGACCTTATCAACAAGAATTGACATTGTGTCAGAGATATTATTGGAGTTTCTTTGGTGGTACAACTAATGGTCAAGGTAGTATTGCTCTTCTTGGAGCTGGTGCGACTACATCTACAAGCGAATCAGAAACATTGATACAATTCCCTGTAACAATGCGGACAACACCTGTATTTTCGTATACCGGAACAAATGGACACTTGGCGTTTACAACCGTTTTTATAGGTATGCCAGCAACAAGTACGCCAGCAATAAGAAGTGCTGGCTTAAACAGTCCAACAGCTATGATGATTAGCGTTTCTGGGGCTGTTTCATTTTCCGGATCACAATTGCCGGGATGGTTAGAATGGACTTCCAGTACAACAGCTGATCAACTTCAATTCAACGCCGATTACTAAAGGAGCAATAAATGAAAAAGTTAATACCGTACCTTTTATTGCTTTCCGTCTGCCTGCTCGGCGCTGCCGGTAAAGCATACTTCGATAATATCTACCTGAATTCTTACGCGGATTTTGGTACACCATCAACGACTCCTGCTACATCAGCAGCAGGAACTTCACGTGTCTATTATGATAGTACAATCAATGGACTTAAAGTATCAAGTAATGCGGGTGCGACACCTGTTCCATTGATGAACGGTCGTAATAAGATTATCAACGGTAACTTCAACGTTTGGCAACGTGGAACAGGATTAACTGGTGTAGCTACTAGCGCGTCAACTTATCTTGCAGATCGTTGGCAATTACAAAATGCTATGACTGGAACTGTCAATGAAAGCCAAACAACTAATATCACAGGAGTAAATGGTGCATATAATGCTGTACTTATTCAACCTAATGCAACTAGCACTGTTGTAACTGGTTCGTATTTACTGTACGGTCAAATTATCGAAGGTTACAATCTAATACCGTTAAATAATCAAGTCTGTACTCTAAGTTTTTGGGCTAAAGGAACTGCGGGAACTTATGGTATATCGTTTCGAGATTCTGGTGGTGGTGGTGGTGGTAGTTATGTTCTTGATTGGGTTGTACCAGACACAAACATGCATCAATATGTTTATACATTCACACACAGTAATGCAGTTGGAACTTGGGTTTATACAAGTGGTGCAGGAATAAATGTTAGTTTCAATTTCATTGTTGGTGCTACATATCAACAAACGACAGGATCATGGCAAGCCGCAAATAAACTTGGTTCTAGTGCAGTGACAAATACCTTTTGTAATTCAACATCCAACTCAATGATCATTTCTCAAGTTCAACTTGAGGCTGGACCAACAGCTACACAATTTGAACAATTGGACTTTCAAACCGAATTAGCGAGGTGTCAGCGGTATTATGAGTCTTCTTTATTTGGTAGTACGAATGGCGGTGGAACGGGGGGTTTTGCACTGCCCGTCCCTAATTCGTTAACCGTAGCAGAGTCAATTGTCGTGTTTAAGGTGACGAAGCGGGCGACTCCAACAATAGTTTTCTACGATAATATAGGAGCCTCTGGTAAAGTCTCGCAGCCCGGTC